CCATAACTACCATCCACCAACCAATTTATTTTGTCGGTTATAAACTTCAATGGACTAACAAAACTTTTTTCAAATTGTTCATCGTAATCTATCATCTTTTTAATATCAAGCTCCTTCGGCATAGAAGTTATAAAAGAAAATGCAGTTGATTGATATATGTTTGGTTGCCGTAAATGTAAAAATCGAATCTTATCGCCCTCTAATATATTAGGATACTTATTTCCCAACTTATTTTTCTTAACCAAATAATTATACAAAATTGCGCCCTTCACATGAATAGGAGCTCCCTTTCTAAACAAAGAAGCATCATCAGTATATTTTAGTATTCCATTACAACTTCTTGGATACGCAATATCTTCTGGTGGTAAATTCATAAATTCTTTTCTGAATTCTTGTATAAAGGTATTTAGCATTTTCTCATCACCATTCATAATGATTTCCAGTGCTTCCTTAATTTTCTTTCGGCAAGGGGCCGGAGTTGAAGACTTGACAGCCTCAATTCCCATAATTTTTAATTTTGGTTTTTTATATTGAACACCCTCGCTGTCATATACGTTTAGAATATATCGTTTCTTAGCAACCCAAATACCCTTATCAGCAATCACTTCACGGGTCATTTTCATTTTTTGTTCGTAAGCTCCAACCGTTTTAGCTAACTCACCATAACTTCTATCAATAAATGGTTCCAACTTATTTCTTGCCACTTTATCCAAGAACGAGATAATTTTGCTAGTTTCCGTTCCCTCAGCAAACACTTTACTAATAAAATAATCAAAGGTTATATATACCGAGTCCGTATCTGACGCAATAACATAATCCTCTCCTTTAGTTTTAAGCAAGTTGTTAAGATATTTATTTAACTTTTTTTCAATCCATCGTATAGATAATTGACCACTTGTTGTAATCGCTTCAGCATTTCTAATATTAAAATAGCGAAACCAAGTATTCCCAATAGCACCATACGCACTATTAAGGGATATTTTTTTTGCCATTTGTATGTTGTTGTAACGCGAGATGTCCTTGAGAAAAGTTTTATCCTTGGTATCCTCATATTTCTGCTGAGCTTTAAGCATAAGTTTTTTATACTTGACACGGTCATCATACATTTTCTCCATCATTTCTGGCAAAAATCCTTTTTTATCTTTTTTAAAAAATGCCCCATTGGGAGTCATACAATATTTTGTATCATTGGATACCTTACCATCAAGTATTTTGTCAATTAGGCCTTCTTCCTTCTTACCAGAAACCAATGTCTCTGGAGAAATATTATATTGCATAATCAAATGTGGATACAAAGAATTCAAGTCAAACGACATTATCCATTTATGCATACCAACTTGTGGTTCCTTAACATAAGCACCCTCATAATGTTCAATCTTTTTTTGTTGTTTTTTCTGTGGAATAACAATATTTTTATTTCGTAAATGGTTGTATATCAAAACATCCCAATAACGAACAGAACCAAGAACATCTGTATAATTCACCTTAGCATCATAGGCCATAGTCAAACACAATTCAATCAATTTCATCTTGTCTTCTAATCTATCAACAATCTCAACGTCCTGAATATTATATTCAATAAATGACTGATAATCTTTCGTATACCATTCACGAAAAGTATCAAAAGGATTTCCTGCTTTACGTTCACCCAACTCCACAAATGCAATATGATCTAGTCTATATGACTCCTGAGCAGAGTATGTGAACTTCCGATACAAATCAAAATAATCTAGAGCAGCAATACCTTGTATATTATATGTCTGATGATTACGGCCCATCTTATATACTTCTCTGTCATATACACCACCCCAAGGAGATAGACGCTTCAACTCATCTTCACCAAACAATTTCTTGATACGATTACAAACATATGGAATATCAAAAAATTCAGAGTTCCAACCAGTAACAATATCTGGATAATGATTTTCCCAAAATACAAGAAACTCTTTCAATAACTGTTTTTCATTTTTACATTGAATATAAATTACATCATCACGATCTGTTTTAAATTCCCCAATCCCCCACACAACTATTTTCTTGTTCTGATGATTCTTGATGGTGATTGCCAGAAGTTCTTCTTCAGCAAGTTCTGGTGAAGGGAATCCGTTCTCACATTGAACCTCAATATCAATAGTGATAATTAAAATCTGTTCTAAATTCCAATCAACCCTTCCTTTGTATGTATCGGCAAGATAGTTATAAGCAAATTGCGTGTTACCATATACAAGATGAGGCTGATCCTTTCGGTCATCAACCCATCTCTTTGCCTCTTTAATTGTATTGAAATTTTGCGGCAAAACATAGTCACCCTCTAATGTTTTATATCCAGTTTTTTGTTTAGCTGGAGAATAGAGAGTGGGAGAATATTTTATTCTTGAATTTTGCCGTTGATTGTTTTTGACTTCACGAACAAGCAAAAAGTTGCCCCATTGAAGAACATTTGTGTAGAAATTCATATAATAACTATATCATTCCTCATATAAATTGTCAAGTCTTTCTGTCAAAATAAATTTTCTTGAAGGGTCAATTGAAATATTGGCTTTATTCATAAAATCTCTATTGATTAATAGGGGAGTCTTTTTACCTCTACCATCTATAGTGAATCTCATATTTTTATATAATGTTCCAGCAAAAGTAAAGTCTAATAGTATAGCTGGTCTAACTTCTGTCCTGTCTCTAAATCCACCTAAAGATATTTTCTTCATTTCTTCTACTTTGGAAATCATCTTCACACCATTTAATTCCCAATTAATTTTTTTACCTTTTATTTCATAAGTATCAGCATGAATAACGGACTTTGAATTACTATTACCAGTATCCATTTTTCCAACCATTTTGCCTAATTTTTCATGTTCAAAAGTTTCCCATACACCAGCGAGTATTGAAGTTTTCCACCAATTTTCTTTATACATGAAATTTTTTAAAATATGTTTAGTAACATCTTTTCCAGTTGCTTCATCAAAACCAGAAGTGCCAGGCGAGCTATTAACCTCTAAAATAAACGGCCCATTATTTTCTCTATCTTTTGCTGGAATGAAATCTACACCTACCCAAATGCCATTTACTGATTTTGCAGCACGAATACAATCTTCTTTTTCTTTGTCTGTTAATTCATATTTTTGAACTTTAGACCCTAAATGTACATTAGACCTAAAATCACCCTTAACAATATTACGTTTCATGGCACCAACGATTACATTATTCAAAACTATTACACGAACATCATAATCTGTTTTAATATAAGTTTGTAATATTAAAGAAATTTCTTCATCCACTTTGTATAAAAGCTGTACCATGCTTTCTAAAGACTTTTCTGATTCTACAAATAATACACCAACACCTTTTGTTCCTTGAATAGTTTTTAATATTACTGGATATGTGGTATTGAGTTTATCAAAAGCAATTTTAGCACCATCTTCATCTGGAATTAAAACTGTAGTAGGAGTTACCAAACCAACTTCAGCTAAACGAAGCGCTGTTCGATACTTATCAGAGCATACTTCCATACACTCTCTAGAATTAGCACAAGTATATCCAGCACGTTCTAACTGAGATAATAAATCTTTCCACGAATCACGAGCATTAACCCCACCTCTAACTATTATTAGAGTATCATCTGTAGAAATTTCAAACCCCTTTTCATCATCAGCATTATGAATACGTCTTACATTATCATCAAGAGTAATATAAGCACCTTCGATGAAAACAATATAAGATTCCATTCCTAAAGATTTACCAGCCTTTTCAAATTTACTAGCAGTTACTAGTAAATTTTGTTCTGGATTATCTTTAGGTTTTCGTGTAAGAACGACTACCTTATATTTTTCCCCTTTATCTTCTGTGATGAATGACTTAAACTTTTCCAAAACTTTAGGCCTCTTTCTTCTTACCGATATTGTATTTGGTTTCTAGTGTCCAATCTGCTTTTTCCTGATATGACAGAACCTTGATTTGACTCAAAGGAGCAACAGGCTCTGGAACACCCAACACTTCCACCAAATTCCAATCTGCTAAGAGTTTTGCGATTGTATTTCTTCGTGCTATATCGTTCTCTGACAGGTTAGTTTCTTTCCCATCCAACGCAAAGAGTTCTTTGAAATGCACAATAAAATATCTACCCTGCTTGTGTAGTATATGACAGGATTGATATAGTTTTTTTTCTTTTCTGGAAGCAACACCTATACGAGATAGAGTCTCTCGTACTTTTAAAAAATCATCAGGTTCTTTTAAACTGATTTCAAGCATCTGCTCCTGTGACCACTTAACTTCTTCCATCTTTTCCACCTTTATTTAATCTTGTTTTTATGGCAGAAATTTGTTCATCATTTAATATATCAAGAGCGGATTTAGCCTTTTCATTATTATATCCATAATACTCTTTAACATATTCTAGATTCTCTAATTTCTTCGCCTTCATCCAAGGAGTGTATC